TGTTGTAAGCTGGCTATTTCGCCCAGGATCTTACTGTCGGTTTTTAATTGCATAAAATAGGGTTTTTGTTTGTCGTTGGTAAAATTATAGTAAAAACGTTTAAACCACCAAATTTATTTTTATAGGGGCATAAAAAAGCCCAGTGTAGACACACCAGGCTTCCTTTTTTGTACTAGACCATTGAAATTTATCTAACCAACTTGCTTGCTTATGCTAAAAATAGTGCTTTTTCTTCACTTCTGCGCCTTACTAGGCCCGGTAAAACTACTTTTTGGCCGTTTACCGTTCCTTTGTTCCAGCGATCAAATTGGGCCGCCACCTCGCTTTTAGGTGCGCCGCTATTAAGTAACCTTAAAAGTGTACTAGATTGAAATGCTCCGATCCCTACATTATAAACAAAACTTGTCAAGCTATCTATCTGGTTTTGGTTAATAGGTACCTTAACTAGCGCTTTAATCTTTGGCACTATTGCCTTTGTTTCCTTTCTTAGCCACTCAATAGCCTTTTGCTGGGTAATACTATCACCTAGCCTTACTTTACGCTTTGCGTCGTAATTATAGGTAGATCCGTAACCTATTGTAGGTATACCCACTGGATCAATATAAGCGTCTAAATACTTATTGATGTCGTCGGCCTCAAACTTTTTAATAAGTTCCTCGGCCTTTGCCCCTATTGCCATTGTGCTACTTAATAAGATTAACGCCACAACTCCAATAACCAGGTATTTTTTAGCCTGGCTTGTCATTATGGACGATTATTTAAATTGATGTCAGCGTCTTTTGCTGCAAATAACCCTAGACCGCTTAAAATGGCTGTAATACCACTGGGTAAATCACCCTTTAATACGGTTGCAACGCCAGTAATTACGGCCCCTAGGCCAAATAATGATGTTTTCCAGTTCTTAAACATATTGTTACATTTTAGTTACAAAATCAAGTTTTGTTTCAATGCGCGCTAATCTGTCTAATATTTCGGTATTAGTATTATTGTGCCTGGATAGATCCCTTTCTATTTTATCTAACCTGTTTTTGGTTGTAAAATAGAAGCCACCGCCAGCGGCAATAAAAATGCAAATACTAAATAACAGATCCGTCGCCATTTTCTTCTTTTAATATTTCACGCGCTATTGCATTATAAGCGTCGGCCGCTGTCATTGCTGCCGTTAAGTTTTCAAATAAACCGCTTTTGCTAGCTGCGTCTAAAATTTGTTTTAAAATTGCAAGTGCTTGTTTGGTTTCCATTGGTTTTGTATTTTAAAGATTAATTAAGCAAGTGTGATATTAAGCTGCGTTGCGGCCCACTGGTAAGCTGCTTGGTTAATATCTGCGCTAGATCCCCAGACATCATAATCAGGCTCTAACATTGTTAAATTGCCGTCTGTTAATGTAGCTGCATCTGCGTCTAATAACTGCCAATAAAAAGTAGCACTGTTTAATAAATTATCATTAATAATAATTAAATTAAATAGGGTTGCTGTTTGTTGTTGGCCTTTTACCCATAAGGTTATTGGTTGAATTTGTTTCATATTATTTTAAATTTTCTATTTTGGTATTTAATTCTTGTACTGCTTTAACTAATGTAGCTATGATTGCTTGATAATTTAAACCTATAAAATCTCCACTTTCAACATATGCTTCTTTTATTACTTCTTTTACTTCTTGTGCAATAAAACCTAATTCTTTTGCTTCATTATTTTTTTGGGTTATGATATTGTATAAAGTAGGCTTTAACTTTAATACTGCATCTAAACCTAAATTAGAATTTTCAAAATTTTTCTTTTTATTTTTATCTGATAAAGGCGTATAAATACCAGTAGTCATATTAAAACTACCAACATTACCAACACCAAAAGTATTTAAAACCAATGCACCTGAACCATTGTTTAAAAAGCCATATCTACTTGAATTACCAGTATTAAATAACCAATAATAGCTATTAATTACTTCAAAAGCAGCATCTCTAACTTGTACTTTTCCTACACCAGTGTCAGTTGTCGTGTTAAAAAGTGCAGTTCCACCAGATGTAATTCTTGCACGTTCAATTACTCCGGATCCGTCCCTTGTCATAAATACTAATGCTCCATTGTTTGATCCAGCACTTTCACCAGCTACTCCTATTCTTGCAACTGGATTTGATGCGCTGTTATCTGTGCTGCATTGAAAAGACATTACAGAACTATTTATTCCGCCAGCATTTGTAACATTAAAAGCTCTAATAGGGGCTTGTGATGATGAAGTAGTATAAGCTCCTGCTATTGCAGAATTTAAATCAAAATTTGTTACGGCGCTTGTAGTTCCAAAACCAACATTTCCAGAAATATAAGCTGTTCCATTAACAATTAATTTTTGTCCGCTGTCTGTTGTTGTTCCTATTAAAAAATTTCTTGCTGCGCTTATTCTAGCTGCTTCTGCTACGTTTGTTGTATCGTAAATACCAAATAAAATAGGGCTTGCGGTTGTAGATCCGTTAAACATACAAAAGTCGCGATCTGCACTACCCTGGATAAAATTATTTGCAGCCGTTGAAATACCAAGTCCAGCGCGCTTTGTTGGGCCGCTTTCGGCATTGTCAATACGCAAACTAGGTGCGCTTGCACCTACTATCTGCACTCCATTGTCACCAGTTGCACTAGCAACAACTAATTTACCAGATCCAACTGTTGAAGTGCCAATTAATACCTGGCCTGTTGTTTTTTTTATTCTTAATGGTTCAATACCGCCAATTACATCAAAAACTCCAAAATCATTAGCGCCAGCGTTGTAAAAATTACCGATACGCCATAAACCAGTACCAGCATTTTGAAAAGCTAATAAACTGTTATTTGTTGCTACTGTTTGATTAAGCTGCTGGATTACGTTAACAGAACTGTGCGCGTCAATAGCTGCCCCTGGTGTTGGTGTATTAATTCCAATATTACCACCAAAAACAGTACCTATTGTAAAATCATTTGCATAATTTATAAATAAGGTATCTAACGGTACTATTCCTGATGTTGCTGGATTATCATTTGCAACTATAAATCTTTTAGTACCGTATGTAAAATCTCTTTGGTTAGCATCTGTAAACCATTTAGTTTGCGTTTGAATATAACCAGTTAAAGATCCTGTTTGATCTGCTATTTGCACCCAGGCGCTACCAGTATCCCTATAAATACCGGTGCTTGGAACGTCGGTATCTATAAACATACGTCCAGCAAAGCCAAAAGTTGGCCTAGTAGCCAAACTACTAGCGTAAAACGCTGGCGTCTGTCTTTGGTTTAATATGGATAAATCTATATTAGGCATTATGAAATATAATTTTTCTTAACAGTTACGAGGTTGTTAAAGCCCCCTGAATTAATAAAATTGGCAAAAAAGCGGCGCGTTGTAAATTCGCCCTGGTTGCCTTCTATTTGTAAACTTTGATTTTGTTGCAGTGTTACGTTTTCAATCTGTACGGCATTTGATCCGTAATTAATAAATAAAATACTATTACAGTCGCTTGTAACGTAACCGCTTACATCATACGTTGTAAAGTTAACGTCGTATTTTATAAGTTCTGCGCCTACTAGATAATTAGCCATTGTTTTTTAATTAAAGGTGAAGGGAAAATTAAATTGTGAACGGTACGCCCATTTTTTTAACTCCGCTTACCTGGTTAACGTAATAATTTTGGTAAATATTTTCGCTATGTTGCGGTTGTGGGTTGCCTTCACCAAAATTTCTAATTTCATCAACTATTGTAACGCTTTCCGTTTGTATTGTTGGTTGCAACATTTCAACTGGTTGTGCTGGCTCCGCTGGCATACCAGGAGAAGTAATTAACTGCGCTGGCTTCTTTTTCATAAAGAAATACCAATAAGCTAGGCCCGCTGCCACAAATAATATTAAATTCTTGTTTTTCATATTTCAAACATTGATTTTTCATAATCACTTAATAAGTCTGCTGGATCATTAATAAACTCGCCTTTATCCAGTGGGCCTATTTCAATAGATCCTTTCCTTTTTCTAGTAGCCGCGTAAACAATTACGCCAGCTAATAAAAGTAATATAATTAAATCGCCTTTATTTTTCATCTTAATAGTTTTTTAAACCGTTAACATATTTTATTAACTGGTTTACTTGCTCCGCGCTAAATCTATCTGCGGGCCAACTTAAAGCCCCGCCACCCTGTAACCAGCTTAACAAATCTTTGCCTTTTGCCTGGTTAAATTTGTCCGATAAATAACTTACCTGGCTTTTTGTTTTAAGCTGCTTAAATACGCCTAAAACAGCGTCAAAATCGTCGCTAAAATAGCCTGGCGCGTTCCAGATCGTATCAATAAATTTATTGACGTTGGCGTTTGTTAAAATAGTTGCGCCACCTTTACGCCAATAATTAGGGTTCCAGGCGCTACCTGGGTTGCTTGTCTGCCTCTCAATTTCTAACTCCTCGTTGCTTTTTTGCAGCCCTACGCTTTCTAGTATTGGTTTAATTACTTTGTTATATCCAAAATAAACCACTACCAGACCAATTATAAGGCTGCTATTATCTTTAAAAAAATTACTTCTGGCCATTATAACATAAATAATAGTGAGCTTAATTTAGCGCTGCTCATTTCATTTAATTTTCTCAAATGATCTATTGTTACGCCTTTACTCATTAATGATTGTAAAATTTCAACCGCTTCTGCTTCATCACCTATTCCAGCTATTGCCTTTGGGCCACCTAGTCCGCTTGCTAGTCCTGACATTAAAGATATAACACCAGCGATCAATGCTTCCTGAACTTGCGGGTTGCTTATCATTTGATCAATAGGGCTTTTGGGTGCTTCTTCTTCTTCTTCCAGATCGTCCATTGCTTCTATTGCGGCTATTCTGCTTTGCAACATTTGGTTTTGTTCAACTAGCTTTTCTAGTAACATTTCTGTTCTAGGGCTACCAATACCAGCCATTGACTGCATTGGCATTAATTGCTGCGGCCTATTTAGCTGAAAAGAAATACTGGTAAGAACTGGGCTATTTTCTTTTTTAGATCGGCCCCTACCAGTAGTTCCTTCGCTAATAACTTGTATTAAATACGGGTTGTAATTTTCTTTATTATTGCGCAGCTGAGTTAAGGCGTTAACAAGTTCCTGGCGTCCAATTTCTTTTTCACCAGTATAATTATACCTCAAATATTGTGGCGTCGGATTGACGCCAGCAAATATTTTATATTCGCTTCCTTCTGCTGCGTCGTAAAAGTTTACGACTTCATCAATGGTAAATATTTCGGGCCTAAAAGCTGCCATAACATAAAAATTTTACAAGTAGTAATAAACGCCAAAACTGTAAGCCACGTTCGTGGTTGCTAGTGCTGTTGGCAAAGATACAAATGATTTAGTCCAGCTAATATCAATATCATTCATACTAGGCAAATCAAATATAAAAGGTGTAGTACCTTCTTGGATATTGTTTAAGCCTACTAATGGAATATTGTAGATCAACTGTAAATCACCCTGGTACAAAGTTAAAAATGACTTTTTAGCGTCCGCAACTGTAACTGGTGTTGATCCAGTTAAAGGCGTTGCACTAATTGCGCCAGCTATATAAACTTGTACTGCTTCAATCTTTGCGTTTCTTAATTGTGGTAAGTCAGGAAAATAAAAGCGCGTAAGTGTTGATCCACTTGGCACTGGAATTTCGACTGCTTCAAAACGTTTGATACGCATATTTCAAAATTAATTAATTAAAAAAGTTGACGGTAATATCCGACCGTCGGCGGCGGCGATTAAGGCCCGCCAGGCACATATTGTAAAATATTATTTTACAGTGGTACAGTTTTGTGCTAAAATGCCCCTCTGGATTACACAAATAAAGCTATTTGAAGTAATTGTAGCTGGCGCACCATTTGCAGTTAACTGAAAATTAATGTTAGCCGCGCCATTCATTACAATGCCTGGCTCAACTGGATAAAAAGAGTCGCTAGAAGCAGACCACTGATCAACAGTATATTGCGCTGGTGATGTAGCAGTTGCACTGTTAAAATTTGTATTTTGTTGCGTTTGTGGAACAAAATAATGTCTTGCCACGTCCCAAGCGCTTAAAATCTGCTCGTTGTTAATAGTAAGGTTCAAATAACCATTGTAAATTGACCATAAATCGTCGTCACTACTGCTTGTAAAAGCAGTTGCGTTTGGATAAGTGTACAATTTAGCAGCAGTATTTGTACCAGTACCAACGCCAATTAATACAGAAATTTCTGTTGTAACAAAAATATCCTGTAAATTAAGGCGCTTTTCGTTTACTCTACTTGCTCCGTTTTGGGTATCGTTAACAAGTACAGGTAAATGATAATTTGCAATAGAAGTGCTTAAAGCTACTTCACTGCGTAAATATGATTGCGTCAATTTAGCGTGATCTACACTATAACCTAAACCGCGCACTAGGGCTTTCGCATTTTCGAAAACCATTCTGCTTCCCATTTGAGTTGCCATTTGTTATAAGTTTTTTATTTTTTAATAAAGGTGAAAGGAAAATAAATTAACAGCCTTCTTCATCCAGGCCAGCTATTGACGGCGTCATATAACTTTTGTCAACTAAACCCTCGCGGTTGTAATAAGCGGCGATTTGTGGCGCTTTGTAATCTACATCACTAGCAAACGCACCAATACCGTTTAATACTCCAAAAGATTGTACAAGTTTAAGACCACCTACGGCAATCATACCAGCTGCTAGGCCCTGGCCCGCTGCTCCTTTTACAAATTTTGGTAAGAAAAGACCTACTGCAACTGGTACTGCTGCTTTGATCTTATCATTTGTTGCTGCTGGTAAAAATTTACCAACTAATTGTGCTGCTGCTGCTCCTGCAACTGTATAAAGTACAGTGCTAGCTGCGCCGCCTACTTTGCCAATACCAGACATTCTGCGACGTCTGCTTGACTTTTTTGCTGCTTTTCTTCTACGCATTTTTTTTGTTTTTAAATTGTTGTGAAGTATTTAATCTACCAGAGTAATTGATCGGCATAGTATCCTGGGGAGCCTTTTACCTTTCTATCCTTCTGGTGTCTTATTTTATAAAGTTTTCTTTTTTCGTCTGCTATCTTTTTACCGCAATATTTTAAAAAGCTAGGATAATCTAAATAATTAGGATCACCTACACTTGCTAAAAAATTACCGTAAACATCATAAACATCAATTTTTTTATTTTCCTTTTCACTAGGTAAGACAATTACATTTAACGCTTTTGCCTTTCTTTTAGTATATAAAGAAATTTTGTACATTTTATTTTATATGCTTTTTTAATTGTGCAATATGTATTTTTTGTTCTTTCATTAAAGAAGTAAAAGTTTTTTTAGTATCCCTTAAATCTTTTTTTTGATAAGAAGGCATATTAGGCTTTTCTTTTAAATCTTTATTAATGTTATCAATAATTTCTTTGTATTGATAATATTTTGATATTGCTTTATTTAATTCTTCTAATGTATGTTTAGCAACTTTACCAATACCAGACATTACGCGAATATTAACGTTATGGCTTTTTGTATCTTTATGTATACTTTCTGCCTTTTTAACGCCAGCTACTCTACGGACGTGCTTTTTAACAACTCCGTATTTTGTATGTTTTTTCTTTACTGCCTTTTTAGGTGCCGCTTTTTTCTTTACAACCTTTTTAGCCGCCTTTTTAGGTGCTGCCTTCTTTGCTGCCTTCTTTTTAGGGGCCGCGCCTACTTTTTTACCGTAAACGTGCGCAAACGCTTCTTTTAAAGAAACGCCAGTTTTTTTTCTGTATTCAATGGCCTTTTTAAAATTTGCCTTTGCTGTTTTTTGTGCTGCGGTCATTATTTTTTCATTTTTGAAATTGCGAAAATACCAGCGCCAACAATAGCCAGTGTAACCCAGATATTCATTCCAGCCTTTGTTGTTCCTGGCACGTTTTCTTTATAATTTATTTGATCCTTTGTAAAATAAGATTTGTTTAAAAAATTATTTTGCAAATCGGGCCTTTGTAATAAAAATCTTTGTCTGTAATTATCTAGATAAGTATTCCAATAAAGTTTATCTTCTGCCAATAATTGTTTATAATCTTCTGGATAATTTTGGCGGTACCAATATAATAACTCGTTAACATCTACATCTGCGGCCTTAAAATTTCTTTGGCTTGCTGCTACTACTAGCGCTAATCTATTTCTAGCGTCTGTATTAGAAATTGCCTTTTTAACTTCATTAATTACGTCGCGTGCTTCGCCAGCTGGACGCGCAGATATATTTCTAATAAAGCTAATTATACCAGGTAAAGCTGCAATACCAGCAGAAACAAGCGCAGAAATAGGCTTAGCAGCCGCTACTGCTACCAGTGGCACAACTCCTAAATTTCTGTTATTATAATATCTTTTATTATTCATACCGCATTTATGGCAAATGTAAGGATCATAACCGCCTTTGGATAAATTCCACTTCCAGCCGCACCCTCTACATCTTATTATCATTACTTTTTCTTAAAGATTAAAAACGCTGCTAGTGCCGCGCCACCTATTAGCAAAATTGTGTTTGTGCTTATTCCAGATCTTTGCTCTGGCTGTTGCTGCATTGGCATAAATGGCTGCTGTTCATATTGCCCTGGTACATACCCGCCACCAGGACGCGAAGCCGTTATAATAGCTGGTGCCGCGCTAACAAGTGAACTAAACGCATTTTGCCAGTCAAACCCTGGTTGTGAAGGATCCCTTCCAATTCCAGACACACTTGGTAAATCTTGAAGCGCAACAGTTACTTTGTTAATTGCTACCTTATATTGTAACTCTTTACTAGATCCTGGCGTAATTACGCCAGCTTGTAAAAGTTTGTCGCGATCCCTTACAAGTTTATCTCTATACGCTTCCATTTCTGCGCGTTTGTCGCTTGATGTGTAACCAACGCCGCTTAATGCAATTAGTGCCATTTTTATTTTTTTATCTTTATAAAAACTAGGTTGTCTTTTTTCGTTAAATCTTGCCAACACTGGATCAATCCAAATTTCTTTTTTTGTTCCTGGATACATAACAGCAAAAACGTGTTGTGGCTCTCTTGAACTGTCTTTATATCCTGCAAATCTAAACGCCAAAGGTACCTGAAAAATACCTTTTCTATTTAAACTATCTAACACACCATTTGCAAATAAAGCATAACTTTTGCAGTCACCTGGCATTGCTACAATGGCGCTAGGGCTTCTTAAAGTTTGGTTTTTATTGCTCTCAATGTAATAAGGTACATTTGATTTCAAAAAATTCCAAATATTTCGCGCCGTTTCTATTTCACTCTCACCGACAAAAATATCACTTATTTTGTCGTATTCCTCTTGCCATTTATAATGCGTATCAACTATTCCGTCTATTATATCCGTAACCGTTTGATCACTACTTACGACCTTTTTATAGTTCTGGAAAGGTGCCAGTTTTTGTAGAACTGCGCTTTTAGAAACCATTAAAACTATATTTTATGTCAAAAGGTAATAAAACGCCGTCCACCTGAGCAGTACCAACTAGGCGAAAATCAGCCTTTTTGCTTTTTATAAGTTCGCGAATAGAAGTTATTGCGCCTTCTAAGGTAGTTACAGCAACCAGCGGCAAAATAGCCTGGCTATTTGCTAGTATTACCGTTCTATTGTTATAATATACATCAGCCACCTTTGTACCGCTTGCTAAATATAGCTGCGCCCTCAAATTGCTTAATTCTGTGCGAAATGCTGTGGGGTTGTTAATAGTTACTTCTATATTGATCTGTGGATCTAAAAATGATCCACCCAGGCCCACCCTAGATATTACAAAGCTGACGCCTTGCGAAAAGCGGTACTTGCTGTAAACCCAGTAAACTGCTGCTGCGCCAACTAGGGCTGCTAGCCATTTTTTTGCTGCCATACTGCTACAAAGGTACAAAAATTAACCGAAATTAACTAAAAAAAACTTTTTTTTAAAAATAGTGTGTGTTGGTTAAACTTTTAGTTTAAAATTTATTATCTTTGTACCTCTGGTAAAAAGATAAAAATTAAACCACCTATTTTAAACTACTTAAACCGGTTTAAATTATTTTCTTTTCACCTTTAATTAAACCACTAATTAAGCGATATATACCAGGCACAAAAAAACCAGCACTAGGCTGGTATTTTGGCGGCGTACTGGGCTGCTAGCTTTGTTTTAATTGTTCAGCCAGACGCGGCAATAAAATCTTTTCGTTTTTTTCTCGTATAAATTTACATAATGTCCGCCAACTTTGCGGGCAAACTCAATAAAATTTTCAACTCGGTTTATATTTCTGTATTTTTTAGGGGTTATTTCTTTGTGATCCTCAAAAAAAATAATTGCTGTGTAATATTCCATATTGTATATTTGCAGTGAAAGGAAAATAAGCAGTTAATTAGGGTTAATTGTTTTGTCCAGGCGGTCAAATTTTTGGCCGCTTTTTTTTGCAATTAACTTTAAAAATTCTATATCCTCTGGCTGTAATAAAACGCCATTGTATTCTATACGCCAGTTGGCGCCTTTCTTTACTAGCTTAAAATATTTGTTCATTAACATATAAGCTATAAATCTTTTAGTATCTTTTTTCATATAGGTTTGCTTCGTTTTTATAAATGTATTTTTTATCTATCCAGATCTTACATAATTGCTTGGCCCAGTTCATACCTTTTGCGTGTTGCTCCTGGATATCTGCAATTAGATCTTTGTAAGCAATAGGACCGTAAATAAGCTGGTTTATAATATTTTTGTGGTCAAGTTCAGTAAATTGTTTCGGGTGCTTTATTTCAGGTTTTTTGCTTTCACCTTCATTAGATATTTGCTGCCAGTTGCCGCCAATGTTCATAAGTACGACTGGCTCAAAATCTTCACTAGATCTTAAAAATCTTGGCTGTAAAGTAAAGGTCTTTTTGTCTTTGTCTTTTACTATTTCTAGGGTGCTAGAAGCCCAGCGATCACAATTTGAGCCTAAGTGTCCTAGTGTCTGCGCGCCCAGGCCTTTGCCCTGGTGAAGCACGCCCACAAATAGACAGTTGTAAATCTTAGTTAGTTTTTTAAACCAGTTAACCAGCTTTCGGCTTTCTATTTCGCTATTATAGTCAAAAATAAGATCCAAAAGGCCGTCAATAATTACAATAGGGCAATCAGGGTTATTTTCTAAATAATTAACAATTAAGGCCCTTATTTCGCCTGGGCCGTCCTCGCGCACTGTAAAACAATCAGCCCAGGTAGGTAGGTTATTTAAATTGCTAAAATGCTTTATTTTATTAACTTGTCTGTAAAAATCAAAATCGCTGCTCTCGGTATCAAAGTATGCTATTTTGCGCCTTCCTTCTGGGAAATGCACTTTCATTCCAAACACATCACCAGGTTGAAATGCAGAAGCTATTGCAGCGGCTAAAAAGGTACTTTTGCCCGCCTTAGGTAATCCACTAAAAACAATAAAATTTTGGATAGTTCCAATGGGTTTATCGTCAATAGTGAATATTACCTGGCTTGGGGGGGGTATAAAATCGGGCTTGTATTTTCGCTGTGCTAATTTTTCTTCTAAGGTTAATTTGTTGTCTTGTCCGTTTATCATTAGATCCTTTGTAAAAAGCCGATTAAAATGGCTGCAATAATTAGGGCTATTACAGCTTGAACATTGGGGCTACATCTCAATAACCTTAACATTATTTTCGTTTTCATTTTGTAATTTTTCTAGGGTTAAAAAATATTCGTTTGCTAGCGTTTCGCACTCTCTTAAAAGTGTAGATAGTCCTATTTTACTGTGATTATTTTGCATTTCTTTGGCGCAAAGTATCTGCAATAAAACGTGTTCGTATTTTGTTAAGCCTGGTATCGGTGCCACGAGGCGCCCGAATTGATCTTGAACTGGCATAACTGGAAAAGCTGGTGCGTTTTTATCTATTTTCATAAATTTTATTAGTATGGTTTATAAATTCAAATAATGCTTTTTCAATAGAATAATATCTTACTGGATATATTTGTGTAATTGCATTTTGTACGTCTTTCATAGTGCTACAAAATATAAAAGGTGTTTCCTGGATAGTAATAAGTTCACAATACATTTTACCAGCGTTTGATGAAAATTCAATCATTTGTTTAGTTTTTTAATAATTAGCAATCATTTTAAAATATACATTTAAACCGCCGTCGTCATTTGTAACAAATTTATCAATACAATTTAACATTTTGTTTGCTTGAAATTCTTCTAAAAATGTAGTTTTTACAAAATCACTGTTACTGTCATATATGTTTAAAATAAAAACGTTCTTAGCTTCTACCTTTTGTTTTTTTGGTTTCATTTGTCTAGTTTTTAAAGTTCGTTATTAGATTGTTTTTCTGTAAATTCCTTTACTGCAATAGATAAATACTTGTTGCTAGCTTTGCTAATCTTTACCCAGCCAGCAATTTCAAACAGTTTGCCGTCTGCTTTAAAGAAACCTACATAATCAGGTTGCTTTTCATTTGTTTTTCCTACTTTGTTCATTGATCCATAGCCGTCTGCTAGATCTTTTAAATACTCGTTGTTCATTTTGTTGGTTTTATGAAGTGATAAATTTTAAATAGGTAAAAAAGTATATAAGCGCCGCTGTATGTCATTAAACACACTGGCACGCTTACTGCAATAAAAAATATTATAGCAGCTAATCTAATTAGTTTGCGTCGCATTGAAAACTATTTTCTAGTCGTTTAATTTCGTGCTGGTAATGTTCCAGGGCCGCGTCTATTAGGATCCTAACTTCAAAAGATAGGTCAAACGGCAAATCGTTTTCATTTAACGATAAAAACTTACCACTACTAGAATAGAAAAAAAATGTGCATTGTTCGTAAGGTGATAAGGCCCGCAATGCTTCCAGGCGCAAAATTTTGTGTTGTAAGCTGGCTATTTCGCCCAGGATCTTACTGTCGGTTTTTAATTGCATAAAATAGGGTTTTTGTTTGTCGTTGGTAAAATTATAGTAAAAACGTTTAAACCACCAAATTTATTTTTAT